CCCGCCGAAAAGAGGCCCCAGTACACGGTACAGATGATTCCCTATACCCAGTTAATTCCAAACCGTGAAAACAAGTATTCCCTGGGAGAGATTGAGGAACTGGCAAATATGATCCGTCTGGCCGGAGGAATCTCAGAACCGCTTTTTGCCCGTAAACGGGCGCCGGGGGAATACGAACTGATTTCCGGCCATAGGAGAAGGCTGGCAGTCATTCACCTGGTAGAAAAACTAGGCCTGGAACAGTTCCGCCTGGTTCCCGTCCACCTGGAAAATCTGGACGATATCATGGCGAGGGTAACGCTCTATATCGCCAATGCAGGCCAGAGGAACAAGACAGACCATGACCGTATGATCGAGGTGGTGGGCCTGACGGAATCCCTGGAGTCACTGCGGACGGGAACGCCGGAGCATCAGGAGAAATTCCGGGAGCTGACCGGTTTAGAACCCCAGTTCGCCCAGGCCAACGACATCCGGGCAGCAGTAGCCGAGAAACTGGGCCTGAGCGTTACAAAAACGGCCCAGTTAAAGCATATCAATAACAAGTTGGAGCCGGAACTGAAAGAAAAGTTTGAACGTCAGGAAATCGGCTATTCTGCCGCCGACAAAGCTGCTTCTCTCCCGCCAGAGAGTCAGAGAGAGCTTGCGCAGAAGGAGAGAATCTCTATCAAGGATGTGCAGGAAAAAGAAAAGTCAGAATCGGACATTCAGGAAGATGAGCCGGAAGAAAACTGGCAGCAGGACATTCCGGAAGAGATGCTCCCCGGTAACTGGCATCAGGCCATAAACGGACACGCAAAAACCCCGGAAGCCCCAGTAAAGACTGGGCATGTGCTGAAAGTGGAGCAGGAAGAATATGACCGAATCATACGGGGAGAAAAGGCCTATAAGCTCGCCAGAAACGATCAGAAGTTTTCAGAGGGCCATGACCTGGAACTGTGGTGTTACAAAGACGGCAAATTTACAGGCCGGAAAGCAGAAACCCGTATCTCTTACATGGACAAGGACATAGCAGGCCTGAAAGATGGTTACTGTATCTTGGGATTCCAGCTTATGAGTTGGAGCGAGTAACGGAAAGGGAGGTGCCTATGAAAAAGCTGTGTATTCAAGTGTGTCCCAGAGCCAGGCTGATGATAGAGGTAACAGAGGAGATGGAACGGGACTTTTATGAGTGCTGGAATATGGCAAACCATACAGATACTTTAAAAGATTGCAGCTCCTGCAGCTGGCGTGGACAGAATGTGACGGAAGGAACATCTGCCTGCGAGATTGTGGCAGAACGGGGCAGCAGGGATGGGAGGATACAGTGGAACGATTAACACAGATAGATGGACATGGAAATTGGAGCCTGAGAGGGAGAAATGAAATACATAGCATCATGGAGTGGCGGGAAGGACAGCACGGCAAGTATTATACTGGCACACGAGCACAAAGAACCTCTTGATTTGATTATCTTTTCAGAAGTGATGTTTGACGAGGAGATTAGCGGCGAATTGCCAGAGCATATTAACTTTATCAAGAATAAAGCTATTCCAACATTTAAAAGTTGGGGATATGAAACAAAGATACTTCATTCAGATAAGACATATCTTGATTGTTTTCATCACATAGCAACGAAAGGAAAGCGTATTGGTAGAAAACTTGGGTTCCCAATGTCTGGGAAATGTTTAATAAATAGAGATTGCAAGATGCCTCAGATAAAGAAGTTTATGAAAGAAATTCCTGATGATTTTGTTCAGTATATTGGAATTGCAATAGACGAACCGATAAGAATGAACCGCATAGTAGATTCAGGAGATAAAGTATCACTGCTTGAAAAATACGGTTATACGGAGCAAATGGCATTTGAATTATGCAAGAAATATGAACTGCTATCTCCGATTTACGAATTTGCTCCGAGAGGAGGGTGTTGGTTTTGCCCAAATGCACGATATGCAGAGTTGAATCACCTGCGAAAGAATCACCCGGATTTATGGAAAAGACTTCTGGAACTAGAAAACGAACCGGATTTAATTGGAAATATGTGGAACACTCTCACAAAAACCAGAATCCATGACTGGGAGGAGCGGTTTTTCTGGGAAGAGAGACAAATGAATGTATTTGATTATTTGGAGGAGTGTGAGAAGAAATGACAGAGAATGAAGCAATCAAAGTTATAGAGATTGCTATAGCTGAGGTTGAATGGGATTATCCGCTTGATTATATGGTTGCTTTTGAAACGGCAATAAAAGCTTTGAAAGAAATCCAGCAGTATCGGGCGATGAATAGAAAGCTCCGCAAATGCTTCGGGGATTGTGACGGACTTCTCAAAGCGGTTGTTGATGAAATTTGTTACCGAATAAGCGTAAAAGAACCGACAAAACTTCGCCTGCTGGCTAATGAGGATGCAGATATGTGGGATGCTTACCGAGCAGTCGGTACCGTGGAAGAGTGCCAGGAAGCGGTGGAGAAGCAGAAGCCCCAAAAAGCACTTATTGAAACAATATACGGATATGGTGAGAAAAAATATCGATGCCCAGAGTGCGGGGAAACCTTAATGGGAGTGGACATATTTGCGGGATACTGTAAATGGTGTGGGCAAGCTATCATAAACTAAGAACCTCCCAATGGCACAATAATATATCACATACACTCGCCATTGGTGTTACATACAGGGCGG